AATCCTTCATTTATAAAACCTCCCACTCAAATCCACAATCAGGACAATGATAATGTCTGGGTTTTATCTCATAAGAAATAGTCTCACATCTCAAACATCTGTGAATCATATCCTGCATAGTAGTAGCCTCTGACAACTCAGCGGCTTCTATTATAGCCTCAAATTCTCTGATCATTTCATCCAGCTCCTCTTTAGTTGGTAACTCCATACCAAAATCTAAAGGATGATCCATCTCTTCCATAGAGTCGAAAGAGTTGTTTAATATCTCACCATCCACAGACTTCCACATGAGATTACAATCATTACAAGTCTCATAAATGAGGTTAGTAATTTTATCACAGTGACTACACGGTATTTTTTCTACAAAAAAGATAGCCGTGTCTTTACTACCACAGTGCATACAATCCATATCAATCTCCTTCTTTAACATCCTCTTCTGGTGCTTCTGTTGAGGAAGTAAGCTCAATAGCTTGACCAATAACTACTACTACGTCTTCTTTAAACTCAAAGGTATGAGGTATAAAAAGCTGATTGTTCTCTAAATCAGGATATTTTTTAAGAGCAAACAAAACCTTTGTGATGGAGGGCATAAATAGCACACCATTATCATCTAGGATATTAAATTCTCCATCATCATCTTTGAAGAATTCTGGTGCCAAATCTTTATACTTACCCTTCCTAGGGATTTCGATCATATGATGATCAGTAAGCACTTTAAACAGGTAATTCCTTGCCGGAAGCAATGCTGCCGGTGGTGTACCCTTCATAATATTATCACTCATTATTCATCTCCTTATTCTGAGATGGTCGCAAAATTATCAATGACCACTTCAGTCCAGTATTTTTTCTCTTGGCCGTTACAATGTTTGCAGGCACCATCATAAGAACGTTCTTCAACATGGCCGTGGATGTGTATAAACTGCTCCTTAGCTACATCAGCAAGATTCTCCGCGATGTCGTTCCAGGCTGCTACCTTCAAGTACTGAGCTTTTTCCCCAATCGGAATCTTAAGCTTTGCCTTGAATAGCTTAGTGTTATTCTGACCTACTGTTCTAAGTTCAGGCCACTGTAGTGTGCCTTTCAAACTAACAAAATTTTCTCCGTCCATAATTCCTCCTAAAAATAAGTTGCTAAGTACTCATGTACTTGCTCTTGGGTTAAATCGGCTGGGTCTAATCCCTTACCGTGTTCATCTACCTCTTGTATGAAGACAGGTCTAACTGTAAGTTTATCACCTAACTCATCAATGGCACTGTTTGTGCCCCTAACACCTGCCTCATCGTTGTCGAAAAAGGTTACTATACCTTTTAGGGCATATATACATAGGAGTTGCTGCTGTCCAGTGGTGATACCACTTCCCATAGTACAGACTACGTTCTTAATGCCGTACTCATACAGCCTCCATACACTTTTAAACCCCTCTACCACTATTATCGGTAAACTATGCCCGTATTCGTGGGCATTGTTGAGGTTATATAAACAGTTTTGTTTATCAAAACCGGGAGTAAGTATATATTTAAACTCATCATCTACATCATCGCGGATATCTCTAAGCGAGTAAGCCATTAGTGTGTTATCTACGTCTCTAATAGGTATGATATCCCTGATAATTTTATGTTTGTCTTTCCATCCGCCGGCAATTTCAAAATAATCGAGGGTCTCTTCTTTAAATCCTTTTGTTAAAAAATAGTTTGATCTAAGAGTCTTAAACTTAGCTAAAGACGCTGAGTTAACAGAGTCTGGTCTGACTCTAACGGTATCGTAAGATTTGATAAATCTTTCCATCTCAACTTTTCGTTTATGTTCAACATAATCTACGCCGCCTACATCTCCGACCAGGTCTCTAAGATAATCCACAGCAGAGACAAAATCTCTACCAGTCATAGCTTTTATCAGGCCTATAACATCATTACCATACAACTCGTGACACTTGTGGGTAAAACAAACCCAAGTCTTAGTATCTTTGTTGAACCTGAAAGCTGTCCTATTATCACCTTTATGCACTGGACAAGAACATCTAACTTCTTTAGGGGTTTGATGGTCTGTATTAATGCCAAGATCGCTAAGAAGGTATGCGGAGTCTACAACTTGTTTCATGTAGTCTAACTTTTCTTTTAGATTCTCCCACTTTCTGTCTTTGTACTTATGATAACTCTTCATTTTCATATCCTTCATAGTCTGCACTATCAGCATTTACAACCTTTTCAAATTTATTAAAGTATTGCTTGTCTGCGGCCACTTCCCTTATCTCTAACCTTTCTTTAAAGAACATATAACCTATACCATGCTCACTCGTAGCACCGCCACGTCGTGTGTCACGAATTTCTAGCTTGTGAGTACCACACGCTGCCCCGCCTGTCTCCATCTCTTCTGCCGAACGTCCTCCCCAATGGCAAACAACATCAGCATATCGTGCTATTCTATCACTATCCGCAACGTCATTGTCTCTATTTAACTGCACAGCAGTCAGGGCTGGGATATTCAGCTGCCCTGCTAGATCCTTCAGTTTCGTGGTGACATCTCCAAGCACTTGGTATTCCTTACGCTGTCTATCAATTGAGGAACTATCGGGTTCTTTTAGATAGTCGAAGAGTATTAGACCTATTTTCTCTTTATAATGATACTTCTTGTACAAAGCTACTAATTTGTCGACAGAATAGCCAGGCATATACTCATGGAATAGTTTACCCTTGTCAATCATATTCAATATGTTCTGAAGCTTTTTGTATGTGAACTCATCATAGTTTCCATGCTTAATGTCACGCTCCTTAACTCCAGATATAGCAGCTAATGCACGTGACCTCCACTCATTAAAAGACAACTCTGTGTCCACATAAAGAACGGGTAGCCTGAGGCGATAGGCTACATGCAGGGCTATATTAGTTAGAAAGGTACTCTTGCCCATCTTCTTTCTAGCTGCGATTACTTGCAGGGTCCCAGGGACCATACCATCAATCTGCTTATCCAAAATAGGATAACCTGTAGAAACACCACTAAGTTCAATCTTCTTGTCCTTTAATTCTTCAATATACTCAGCTAACCCTTCACCGAAGTTGATGGGTTCGTTTATATTGAGACCAGACATGGATAGATCTAAAAGTTCTGCCTCGGTGTTGCTCAATAAATCCGAGCTACTAATACCGTCCTTAGCATTGTTCTCAATGTCAGCCATTTTTCTGGTCATTAAAGTGTAAAGCTTATATTTAGTAGCCGCCTCAAATACAGAATTAATATATACATCAAAATTATTCTGTGCTACGTTGATGTTGGAGATGGTTTGCAAATATTGCATACCCCCAAGGCTTTCCAAAATTCCCTCAGAAGAGGCCTCTGCAAGTAACATGTTTAGCTCAAACTTTTCAACACCTTTAGCAGCTAACTTAGCAAACAACAGCATAATAAGCTCGTGTTGTGCATAAAGAAAGTCGCGTGGTTCTATCTTTGAGCAGACAGCAAAGTAGTTTGATAGGTCTTTCATACAATAATGTAGAAGGGCTCTCTCCTCTGCTGGTTTACAAAACATTTCTTTCAGCTGAATATCGTGCATTAACGCCTCTCCACTCTAACTTGGTATAATTCATTCTCTCGTCTGGTCAATTCTCGCTTGATTGTAGCGATTAATTCACTCACTACCTTATCCATACCTTCAACTTGTGTTAACTCTCGCTGAATGCCTTCTAGTTTAGTCTGAGCATCCATTAGTTCGAGGTTGGTAGATATGATAAAGTCAGCGGCAGCTGCTTTAGTCTTAAACTTTTTATATTCGGCATTATCATTGTTGGTGGTAAGAATTATCGATACCGTCCTATCTATATATTTAGTGAGTCTGTGCTGTTCAGCTTTACTTAGGTTACGTTGGTAAGTAAAATAGACAAGATATTGGGCGAGACACAGAGCATAGGAACTAAGTTCGGCTCCGTCTATATGATCGAGAAGTTTCGGGTCAAGTTTCCAAATTTTGTCTAATAACTCGTGGTTTACTTTAATGTTAGTAAAAGATAATACATCTTTGTTCATTTGTCAACCCCTCTATGATAGTTTATCGTCTTCTAAACGTTCTTTATATGGCCGTAGATCGTACATACCAGTGCAAAATAACTCGTGGGATTGTAATTCACCATTAGCATCAAGCACAGGAAGGTAATGAGACTCCATTGGTATGGCCTTGCCATCTGCTCCTATGTCTATCTGACGGCACTGTAAGCTTAAATTACAGTACTTACACTCTTTAGTAATGGTACCGTCTTCTAAACAGACGAAGTCCGCACAATCCTTCTTATATTTGGTTGAATCCTCCGTTCTTCCATCAACACGTTCGCCTCTCGGCATAATAATTAAATTACTCATAGAAACAACTCTCCATAGACTTCGTTATTTTTTTCAACACAAGTGCTTTAGTTACTTTTTCTGTGTCATATATACGTACCAAGCACTTATCTTTTTCCTGGACATATTCAATCTTCAAGTTGTCTCTCATTTTTTGGTTGCGGAAATTTTCTGCAGTGCCATGAAAGTGTTTGACAAATTGAACATGCTGTCTTCCTTGCACTTCTATAAAAACATCTAGCTCTTTGATATAGAAATCAAAAAAGAGTCTTGAACCTTTGTAGCTCACATAGTGTTCAGGAAACACACGCCTATGTGGATTAGCTGGAAACAGCTCTTTAAGTATAGAGTGGACCTTGTTGGCCGTGAGACTCATAAATCTCCTTTAATCCGATCTGGTCGATGACGTTAACTCTAATCTCATCATACAGCTCAGTATTTTTATCTTCTTTTAGAAACGAAACTGCATTTATTTCACCCTGTGCAAAGTTCTTTCCTTCGTATTTATACCAAGCACCTGCTTTATCTACCACGCCAAGGCTGGTTGCCATGTCAAGGACTTCCCAGTGAGCATCATATCCTCTACCATAAATAAGCTTGACTTCTGCTTTCTTAAATGGTGCCGCTAATTTGTTTTTAATAACTTCGAATATGGTGTTATGTCCATAAACCTCACCTGTATTATCATCAACCAATCGTCTAGATTTAGCCTCTGGCCCGCGAACTGAAACTCTACCAGTAGAGTAAAAAGCCAAAGCTTCACCACCAGTAGTCACTTCGGGATTACCGTAACCACCTATCTTATGTCTCAATTGGTTTATAAAAATGATTGTTGTACCAGTCTGGTTAGCAATTGGGGTGATCTTACGTAAAGCTTTACTCATAAGCCTTGCTTGGAGGGCCATCTGATCCTTATCTATGTCTGCTTCGGCTTCGCCGCGGGGGAGAAGGGCACTAACACTATCAACTACAGCCACACTGAACGCTCCCGTTTTGATAAAGCGTTCAAGAATGTCAAGGTTCTCCTCCCCATCATAACCCTGCACTAACTCCAGTTCTTTCGTGTTAACTCCGTAGGCACGGAATAATTTAGGATCTACGGCGTGTTCTGCATCAACATAGCAGCATTTTAGGCCCCGTCTTTGACCCTGAATAACAACATTTACACCTAATGTACTCTTTCCCCCGCTATTGGGGCCGAAGATTTCGTAAATTCTGCCAAGTCCCATACCACCGCAACCAAGTGCTAGATCCAAACTCAGGCACCCAGTACTAATAGTAGGGATAGTCATATCTCCGTGGTCCTCCAGTACAGAAACAACGTCTCCATACTTCTTGGTCACGGCCTTTTTAGCTAATTCTAATTGCTTGAGTGCATCTTTATTATCAGGAGCACACTCAGTTTGCTTTTTCTTTTTAACCATCCTTATCCTCCTCCATATTTCTTAATATATCATCTAAATCACTGAAGCCGGCAGGCTCTCCATAATGAGCCAGTGCCCGTCGTCTTAAAACTTCTGCGTATTCCTCTTCCTTTTTCTCTAACTTCTTATTCATGATCTGTATGGCCTTATCAGTGACCCACTTAAGATTACCTTGGCCAAACACAGAAAAGTTTATATCATATTTAAAATTAAAATCCTTGTAGTTATCAAATATAGTACGTATAATCTCACCACACTCGTTAAGTGTGTAGTCTTTACCAGCACCTGTAACGGCCATTCGGGACTCTACAAAACGTTTGGCTACTGCCATGTCTCGTGATGCATTGTAAGACGTTGCGAACTTCTTTGAGTCCCTAGAATTTAGACGCAGATAAAAATACTCCACTAAATCTCTAGTATTTTTTATCTTTTTATGGAAAACTTTAGGCTCCGCTACATGATAGCCATAGAACTTCAAGTAGTCTACACAAGCGTCTTTTACTTTCTGATCGGTGTCCTGGCTGCCAAAAATATTAGTCTGCTTAGAAGCAACAACGGCTTCCTGCAGGTTAGCTAATACTGATTTATCCATACCTACCTCTTTCTAATTGAAGAAATGAGGGCCTTTTGATCCTCGTAATGACTTGAATCGAAAATAGCAAA